GTCTTCTTTATTAACCGATACCATTTGTGGTGTAGCCAGAAAACAACATTCCTTTGTTGATTTAGATGGAAACAGATATGTAGGAATTGGTACTGATAAATTTCTCCTTATTTATTTTGAAGGAACTCTTTATGATGTTACTCCTTGGCGTTCTAATAATGCCGGAGCTCAGACTACTTTTACTTCTTCCACTTTAGCAACAGATAGTACGTCCGTTAAAACATGTACCATTACAACCACTAGTGCCCACAGTTTATCAGTGGGAGATATGATTGTTTTGGATTCAGTGACTCTTCCTGGTGGAACAGGTTTAACCGATGCTCAATTTGAAGATAAATTATTTCAAGTTTTAACAGTTCCAACCGATATAACCTTTACTATTAATTCATCAGCTCAAGCTAGTTCGGTTGTCTCAACCGGGGGAACCATGACGGTTCAACCTTATGAAAATGTTGGACCTGCAGCCCAGACGTATGGATATGGGTTTGGTGTAGGTAGTTATGGGGGAACCGTTACTGGAGTTGTAGCTAATGATTTAGATGGAGCTTTATTAGCTGATACTGCTGGAACGGGGGGAGTGGGAACTTCAATTGCTTTAACATCAACCACCGGATTTCCAGCTTCAGGAACGATTGCTGTTGAAAATGAATTAATTACCTATGCTGCAATTTCCAGCAATGATTTAACAGGGTGTACCAGAGGAGCGGATGGAACGGCTACAGTCGGAACTTCCAACGGTCAAGCACACAGTGATGAAGCTGTAGTTGATAATGCCACAGATTATACAGGATGGGGAAGTGCTGTTGTAGCATCAACCGTTACTTTAGAACCTGGACTTTGGTCGTTAAGTAATTGGGGAGCTGCATTAGTGGCAACAATTTCCAATGGAAAAACTTTTACATGGGATTCTACTATTGCTGCGCGTTTTACTACAAGAGCTTCCACTCTCACAACTGGTTATGTAACAGCTCTCACTGGAGCTTTGGGAAATCCTACTGCGAGTAGAATGACTTTAGTTTCTCCTACAACCCGACACTTAATTCATTTAGGAACCGAAACAACGATTGGAACGGCTTCATCACAAGATGACATGTTTATTCGTTTTTCTGATCAGGAAGATATAAATACCTATGCTCCTTCTGCAACAAACAGCGCAGGTACTTATAGATTACAAGATGGTTCAAAAATTATGGGAGGTATTGTAGCTAAGGAAAATATTTTAATATGGACCGACAATGCTTTGTATTCCATGAAATTTGTAGGGGCTCCTTTTACTTTTGGATTTGAACAGGTTGGAACGAACTGTGGACTTATAGGTCAAAACGCCGTTGTTGAAATTGATGGTGTCGCTTATTGGGTAGGTAATAATGGTTTCTTTTCATTTGATGGTACCGTTAATAATTTACCCTGTAGTGTAGAGGACTATGTCTTTGATGATTTTGCTACGACAAAGGGACAACAGGTAAACGCAGGAATCAATAATTTGTTCACCGAAGTCATCTGGTACTATCCAACTGAAGATGCAACCTATAATGATCGATACGTCGTTCATAACTATGGTGAATCACAAAAACTTCCTATGGGAAATTGGTATATAGGAAGTAATACCAATTCTATTCGAACGACTTGGATTGATTCTATTATTTATCCTCAACCTTACGCGACTCAATTTAATAGTACGGCAACAGGAACTTTTCCAAGTATCATCGGAGAAACAGGATTAGGGCAGAGCGTTTATTTTCAACAAGAAACGGGGACCGATCAGATTAATCCTGATGGTTCAACAACTACCTTAACATCCTATGTTCAGTCTTATAATTTTTCATTGCAAAAAGATCAGAGTGAAGTCTTTTTAGCTATGAGACGATTTATTCCTAATTTTAAACTGTTAACCGTTAAAAATACGGTAACCATTAAACTTAAAGATTATCCTGCTGATACCTTAGCTAATAGTGAATTCAGTCCTTTTTCCATTTATCCAACGACTCAGAAAATAGATACAAGGGCGAGTGGAAGATATGCAAGTTTAAGAATTGAAACGGATGGGGCCGGGGAGAACTGGAGATTCGGAACTTTCCAGGTTGACCTACAACCGGACAGGAGACGGTAATGGCTGGAATATCAGATTTCTTTTTAACACCACAGAACGTACAGCGAGGTGTAAACTTACTACAAGGCAACCAAGGAATTGTTAATACCTTAACAGGACTTCCTATTGGACCTGCCTCAGGCAGAGCCTATATTCGAAATCTTTCTGGTTCTCAAGAACCTATCACTGAAGATTTTTTTAGCACGAATCAATTAGATGAAGTTAAGCGCCGGACTGCAGAAGCAATGGCGAATAAAAGTATGAATCCTGATTTTAGGTCGTCGATACCTTATAATTTAGAAAGTCCCTTATCTATGCAAGGCATATTTAAGGATCCAAAAGTTGATATCGATATGACCCTTGGACAAGCTGGTTATCGAAAAAATCCGGACGGAACCATTAGTGTGATTGATAAACATGACTTTGATAGTTTGAGTGGTGGAGGTGATTATTTATATGGACAAGGAGAAAAAGCAGACTTGGGGGCAGGTCATGTTATTGACGCATCTGATTTAGGAGAGCCACGATATTTAGGAGAGCGTGGTCTTCCTTTTTTATCTCCGGTGGATATTTTTGGAAGAACCCAGGCACAAGCAACAGCTGAGGAGGTTGTAAAGGATCCTTTTACTGGAGAAGTTATAGAACCTGATTATAATGCGGATAGAGAATATACTACACAAACTGAATCTATATTTGAACCTAAAGAGAAGACATTAAAGAATGTGTTTGATGCCTATAAAAAAGGACATATTACTAAATCTAAATTTGCTAGAATCATGGGGGGTATATATGGACACCAAGGAGATTATTATGATGAGCACGACGTTGGTGTGAGACGTATGAGAGAAGACTGGAAACCATCTGGAATTCCAGTCAATATCAATCTTGGAATTATATCTCACTTGGATAAATTAAGAGCTAATAGAAATTTTGCAAGATACATTGCTAATACGAAAACCATTCCATCTCAAATTAGAAAACAAGCACAGAAAATTGCACCAACTTATCGTGTACCAACTCCTGAACAACATGGTAGAGAAACAAGAGAAGAAAGAGGAGGAAGTGAAAGAACTTTTAGTAGAACAAGTCCCGGAGGCATTAGCCAGGCAACATCCAGGGCAGCTCGTAGTGGCATGAGTGGTTGGAGATTATCTCAAGGAGGATTTATTTAATGACAAAAATAGTAGTAAGATTACCAGAACCTAAAAAAGAATATTCAGAAGATAATCAAAGACAGATTAACAGAACCTTGGCTTCTATGATACAACAATTGAACTCAACCTATCTGCAACCCGATAAGGATGATACAGAAAGATTTAATTTCTTTTTAAGCTAATGGCAAACGTATATAAAAATATTCAAACAACAATTAGTTCAGCAGGATCTGATGTAGATATGTATGAATCTCCAACAGCTACAACAAGTATTGTTAAAACAATTAGACTATTTAATACTCATAGTGGATCTTTAGATGTAACATCTACCGTTTATGATGCTTCATCAACGACTGATTTTGAATGGGATAAAACCAATATTACTGCTGATAATCATGCCAATTTATTGACTTATAACAATCTTTTAATATTAGAGGCAGGCGATATTTTAAAAATGCAAACCCCTACAACGAATGTTATAAAAATGACTGCTGCTGTTTTACAAATAACTAGACCTCCAGAGGTCACAACTACATAGGAGAAATATGCCTTTTATAGAAACAAAAGCTAAAAGTGAGTATCAGATAATTGATGGGAAAAGAACTCATGTAATTACTCCTGAATGTGAAGTAACTTTAACTAATATAGAAACTGGAAAAGAATATATGTCAGATTCAGAAGCCGATCATGATGTAGATAATCCTAATTCAAACACCAAAAGAGAGCATATTAGAAGGGATGTTCATATTAAGGTAGCCGCGATTGACTTAGGAGCGGATGCTGGAAAGGTATAATACATTGACGATAAGCATAAAACCTAGTAAATTAAGATATCATAGCGTAATTTCAAGCTTTACGCACTTGCACTTTCACAACAATTAAAGAGACATTATGGGATTTTTAAAAAAAATAACTAGACCGATTTCCAAATTTTTAGACAAGATCGTACCGAACGAGATCAAACCGGCATTGCCATATCTGTCTGCATTCGCACCATTTATGATGGGACCAACGGTTGGAGCTGGATCAAGTCAAGGTTTAATGGCTCTCTTAAGAAGAGGTGCCTTAACAGGTGGAATTAATTTAGCTTCTCAATTAGCACAAGAAGGAAGTGAGGGAGAATTTGATCCATTATCTTTAGCATTGGCATCTGGAATGGGTGCAATGACTTCAGCAGAAGCTCCTGGAGTTTTTAGAGGAATGCAACGAGGTCCAACGGGAGCTGATGTATTTGGAGATGTCTCTGTACCTTATACACCTACGGATACAGGAATTATGTCATCTATCAAACATGGAATTGGAAAAGGTGGAGAAACAGCAGCTAATTGGTTAGGTACTCAAGCAGATATTTTAAGACCTGGTGGAGAACCATTAACCATGGCAAATGCTTTAACAGCAGGATCAGTTCCAATTACACAAGGTACTGGAGATTTAGCTAGAATTACAGCGGAACAAGCATTACGAGATTTCGAAGATGAAGCAGCTGAAACAGGTATGGGAGTTAATGACGACGGTAGAAGAATAGCAATTAGATCAGCGATGGAAGCTGCCGACCATCTTGAAGAAGATATTTTAGATGCACTAGCATCATTAGGATTAAAACAAGGTGGAATTGTAGGATTAAAACAAGGTGGAAGAGTAGGTAAAGCAGGTGGTGGCATAATGAACGCGAAGCGTGGATTAGTAAATGCACCCGGTGGTTATGCTGGAGATAAAGAAGAAGTAGATTTTGGGGGTATAACAGAAGCAGTTACAGCTGTTGAAAAAACACCTAAGAAATTTTTAGTTGATAAATTAGAAGTTACAGTAATGCCTGGACAATCAGAAATGATGGCTATTATTAATGCAATGATGAATGATATAGATGGCGTTATGCCTGACGATCGTAAACAAGAATTTTATAACTTATATTTACCACAACTAAGAGACAATGGTGAAATATCTGAAAAAGAGTATAATTTTTTAATGGGAGAATTATTTAATAAAGCTAATGGTGGAAGAATTAATAAAGCAGGTGGTGGAGTAACAAGCGTTTTACCTAAAGGTAAAGAAGCAGATTATAGAGGTGGCGGAGTTATTCCCGTAGGATCCAGAGAAAGAGCGGACGACGTTCCGGCTAGATTAAGTAAAAATGAATTTGTAATGACTGCCGATGCAGTCAGAGCAGCAGGTGGAGGAAGTGTTAACAAAGGAGCAAAAAGGATGTATAATCTTATGCACAATTTAGA